GTAGCTCTTTGCCGCCAGCGTATGTCCACTTGCTGAACTCTTTACCAGCACCCCAGCAGTCGAAGGCATTGACCTTCTTGAGCAGGGTGCTCTTGGCAAAGCTAGTCTCGCCCACGTTAAACACAAAGCTAACGAGGGAATCAAATTGGGGCTGCGTAATCGGAGCCTTTACTAGACGGCGCACTGCATTCTCAGCGTGCTTTACGTCCGCTTTAAGAAGTTCAGCACACTCGGCCTCAGTCTTAACCTGACCCAGCTTGGCCGTCTTGGTGTGCCCAGCGCATACGGTGACTATGCCGACAGGATCGACGTATGCCACGCGCTTCATGCCCTCGTGAGCGACGATGCCCAAGGCCCCGATAGAGCTTAGGCCAAGCAGGCTAGCTGCTATACGGGTCTTGATGTCCATGATTATACGATGGTGTTAGTCACAGCGGTAGCGGTGAAGCTAGCTGCTTGGTTGCCAGACTCGTCTTGCAGACGCTTGGATACAGTTGCAGACTGGGTGTAGGCCACGTTCACAGCACCTGCTACCAGCGGGGCGTTCAGGTCGAGGTAAACAAATGGGCCGTCAATGGTAACCTTGGTCACAGTACGTGCCTGAGTAGTCACGGCAAAGTCCGTAACATCGGGCAAGTTCTTCTTGTGCAGGCCCTCAGAGTAAGTGAGGATAATGCGGGAAGGGTTGGATGGAGTAGCAGCACGACCCGCAATGGTAGGTACAATGACATCCAAGAAACCAGCCAGCGCAGCAGCACATGCGGTGAAGAAGTCGGACAAGGGCTTGGCAGTCGAGGACTTGCCAGCGTTGGCCGGGATGCCTGCATTGATTTCGACAGCGCTGATGGCCTTTGCGGCCTCAATACGGATACGGATGCCATTGGACAGCAGACCGGGGGAGGGGAGGTTTTCTACACGCATGGTGGTTCCTTTGTGAGGCGGTCGATTTAACGACGGCGCTTGAGCATGCTGGCGCGTTTAGGTTGTGCGACGGCATACCGATTGTAACCCAATGGGTCAGAGATAGCCTCGGCGTGAGCCTTGGCTGCAAGGGCAGCAAGCTGCTTCTTCTGGTCAAGAGCGAGCGCCTCAGTGAAGTGGCGAACGGCCCCTTCTACAGCGTCAACCCGGTCGTCGTGGACCAAGGCATTGCGGATCATGCTGATCTTGGCAAGCTGATAGAAGAAGCTGTACGTTAGGCGCAAGGCCGGGGCGTACATGCTACTGGTTTCGAGGTCGTGCCTAACGGCTTCCTCAGTAACGATCAACGAGCCACGGCCCATGACGGGCTCCAGCGTGTTTATGATGCGTCCTTCCTTCTGGCCGGTAACGAGGTCGTCCTCAATACCAGCGCTCGGGATATGCTTGCGCAAGATGGGCGTAAACACAGCGCGAAACGCACCGAAGCCCATGTTCTTCTCGATTTTGACTACCAGCGGACCAGCGGCAACGTCCACAAAGGGCTTGATGCGCAAAGCCAGAGCTTCCAGCTTGTCAGTGTCGTAGCCGCCGGGGATGCCCCCAACGCGAAGGAGATAAACGTTCCCGTTAAGGAACCCTGCTACAGCATACGCGGTCTCGTCAGCGTTAGCGCCGCCACCAGCGGGGTCGATGTAGCATACAATGGATTGTAGCTTGCCGACTTCCTTGCTGATGTCGTGCGGGATGGTGAGCTTGAAGGCAAACTCGTGAGAGGCGTAGTCTTTCAGATTGCTCTGAGACATCCCGCGCACTACGGACAGCGGGAAGATGCTGCCAGCGTCACTGAGTACCACCAGCCGTTCGGGCTTGAGCGGGTACTTGAGAGCATCCATCATCGCAGTATTCAGCATGTGCTGTAACTGGAAGTAGGGTGTTCCTTGGTCGCGCTCTTTCTTCTGGAGAGTCTCCTCGTCCAGCAGCTCAGCATCAATGGGCTGGCCCTGATCGCCAAGCATACCACCACCCTTGGCTAGGCCTGGGTTAACGGCAAGCCGGGATGCGATGAGGGGAGCTAGGCTGGTGCCGTAATGCTCACGTTGCTCAGGCGTAGGGTAGCGTCCGGGCCAGATGCGTGTTACCACGCCCCGTGCCGGTAGGCTGTTGTAAATAGACTCCATGGTCTGGGGAGTACCCAGCCAGATGATGCGCCCGCTTTGGTTGATGGACGTAAAGTCCTTCGTCAAGTGCAGCAGCTTGGCCCGTTGTGTAGGTGTAGCCGAGTTCTTGGAGGACTCGATGTCATCAGGGATCAGCAAGTCAGCACGCCGACCCTGCAAGTTGGCGTCAATACCGATACAGTCAACCGAAGCGGACTTGTCGATACCTTTCAGACTGTGGTGGATGTCAAAGCCTTCAACAGAAGTGCGGTCTCCCGCAGCCTTGTCTGGGCGCATACACTCCAGCACATCCATGTTCATGATGATGCGGACGATCAACGTAGCGATGTCGGTCGCCTGATCGCCACCAGCGGATACGATGAGTACCCGACCAGCAGGGTTGTGCAGTAGGTACCACACAGCAAATGCCGCAGCAATGGTCGTCTTAGCCTGAGAGCGCTGGGCCTGCACCATAAGGTACTGTGGCCCGTATGCGATATAGCCCCCAATATCCTTCTGAATCTCAGTGGTGCTAAAGCCCAGCTCCAGCATCACATCTTCGAGGAATGGGATGAAGGAGGCATAGTGCTTCTGCACAAGGGTCAGGTGTTCCCACCGTATCTGGGCTAGCTCTAGTGACTCCCGCGCCTTCATTGCATCGTGCCCATGTGGGCGGCGAATGCATCAGCCGCAGCGTCGAGGGCAGCAGGGGAAATCTTACCCTTACGGCGAGCAGCCAGTTTCTCGCTCAGGCCCTTCAACGCTTCGTTAGTCTCAGGATCAGCCGTGATGTTGTTGTTCTTGAGGAAAGCTACGGCAGCGCCGAGCAGGGCAGGGGATGGGCGAACGGTGCGTTCGATCACCTTGTCGCCCTCGACAACTTCCTCGACGTATCCTTTTACCTGCTCGGAGAAAGCCTCAGCAACTGCCTCATGCAGCTCGCCGAGTGTCTTAGCGTTTGCGGCCATTGCGGTCCTTTCGTTGTCTCCACCACTTGTCGCGCAAGAGGAAGAAAAGTTGTACGCCCGTGTAGAGCAGAGTGCTGATTAACACCCAGTCAGCAAGGCTTACCCCGAACAGGGTAAGGCCACCGACTGCTACTGCGGGTGCAGCCTTGGCACCTTCGGTGACCAGTTCGGAGTAATGGTTTGTCATGATTATCGGAATACGGTTAGCATAACGTCGGCAAAATCACCAACCCCTGCTTCGGTTTTAGTCCAGATGCGGAATGCAGAAGCAGTCGGTGCTGCGCTATTACGGGCGAGCGACACGGTACTCTGGCCATTAGCAGATGTCCACCCAGCGGCGCTAGACGTAAGGCCGACAACGGCATAATTGGCATCCGGCATGTCGGTTGTGAATGTGACAGTATAGTCACCCGGACCATTCCGTGTAACGCTTGCCACGTTGCCACCTGCTGTAGGAGCAAACGTGCCTGTGGTAGTTCCATTGAACACGCACCAAGCCCGAGCCCCATAAATAGGGGCTGAGCCAGACTGGGCGCCAGATAGCTTGGCTGCTGTTACGGCGGCGTTGTCTACGTCAGCAGTTGCAACTGTGTTCTTGGTGGCAAGACTACCTAGAGCAAGGGCAATACGGCCTGCTGCTGCGTCGGCCAGGGCTACCCAGGAGCTACCATAGGTAGTAAAGCCAAGCAGGATGCGCTGCGCGGCGGCAGAGGCGGCAGTAAGCATGCTTCTGCCTGCTGTCGTAGCATCGACTATGTTGGCCGCCGTAAGGTCATCAGGCTGTATGGCAGAGTCGGCACGATCACCTTGTTCGGCCGTAGCAAAGTTGTCGGGATTAATAGACGCGGCACTAGCCGCAGCTGCCATAGCACTAACCGCAGATGCGTTGGCGTAACCGGCAGCAGCGGCGACTTCCCCAGCAATTGCAGCAGCACTTGCAGCGGCAGCGGCCGCACTGTTAGCAGCGTCGGTAGCCGACTGCTCGGCGTCGTAGGAACTAGACGTATTGATGATGTCGATAGCCTCAGCAGCGATGAACACCGCCTGCTTGGCGTTGGTATCTAGCGCAATCTCACTGAACCCCGACTCATCCATGAAGTCTACCAATGGTAAGTCCTTGGGTGTATCTCGATAAATAGTAAGTTGCAGGTTGTCAGCCAAGGCTGGCGTAATACGCAGGGTGAACTCACCAGTAAGCATAGGCTCGGTGACGACCACCTCAGTACGAGCGCCTGCTAGTGTTTCTGTGTAGGCCTTAACGTGGGCAGGAGCAAGGTAGCCCCCACTGAACGAGAAGTCCCAGTCGGTCGTGGTGCCATCAGTCTCGTAGATGGTGCGACTGAGAAGCTGGTCAATGGGTGTAGGCATGCGCCCTCCTAAGAAAGAAACCCCGCCGAAGCGGGGATAGGTACTACAGGTACTGAAAGTCAGTCTCGTGCAGCGTTAGTTAATGGCAGCAGGTATGGCAGTCTGCTCATAGGCAAAACCTTTGCTGCGTCGTCAAGTTCCATGGGGCTCTGGGCGTACTTCCAAATATCGTTTACCAAGCTGCTAGCAGGCAAGACGTAGTTGCCAACGAAGTCGGTCTCTACGCCAGATCGGCCACCTGTCGGGATCACCCCCATTTCAGTTGGTAGCATGCTGCTGGTCAAGTCGATGAAGTCTCCAGCCATACCAGCCATAGCCACGTAGTTCAACGTAGCTCGGGCGATGGCAGCGGGCTGCAAGCGCTCGTCAATGTACTCCTGCTGGTCTGGTCGGCCAATGCTGTTAGCGTAGACGCGGGCCATGTAAACAGGAGCAGCAATAGACATGGTGCCCATGAGCATGCCAAAGGCAGCGGCAGAGCCTCGGCTATTGCGCTGACGGCCCCA